TGTTAAAGGTGGAGTTACGGCAGAAGAGTTTGAAAAAATAAAAAGAGCTGCTACATTAACCATAGACGAAGTTGAAGACGATGAGGAATTATCGAATTTTACCTTAACTGATGCCCAGATGCAATCCTCTTACTTTAGATATGTTCAACTTAAACTATGGGGAAGTATAATAAATAGACGAAATTGGGCACATGGACATTGGGGAGCATTAACTAATAATGCATGCCCGGAATATGTTAAGACTGCTGTATGTAGTTTCTTGTGGACTAATGGTATTGCATTAGAGAATAATAAATCTGATATATCAGCGTTCATAAGCTATTGTGTGACCATGGGAATATATTATTTAATTGGTTATAGATATAAAGTTCGTATGTATGGTATATCCGATTTTGATGTAATATTAGATGAAAGCGGAAATAAAGTCCCTATAACGAATGATGGTAATATTGATGCTGAATATGGATTACCCAAAGATAAGAATATAGCAAATAGATATTTCACATGGGTAGCTGATTTTTTACTTCGTATTACAGCTGATACAAATGGCGATGAAATTGGATATGAAATTAGAAAAAGACGAGTAGCTGAAGCGAATCTAATTTATAATGGTGTTGGTATACCACCGATTAAATTTGGTGCAAGTGTTTCTGATTTACCTTTTGAACACACCGAAGCTGGATTAATTGAACGTAAATTCGATAAGATATGCAATGCTACTATATTCAGATATGCCAATGACGGGGCACCCGGTGGGGGCAATCCTGATGGTACATTATCACAACCTGAGGGATCGGGAGTTGTAATAAAATATGCTCAAAACGCAAGAGAAGACGTTGTAAGTGATTTGAGTAAGGCTATTATAAGAACATTATGTGACGAAGCTGGTATAACATCAGCATATTTAACAAGTACATTTAGATCCGAAGAAGATCAGGCCCGTGCAATGTTCAATAACCTACAGAATAATAAAACATGGGACTTATATGGCAGTAAGGCTGCTAAGGGTGGTGGTTACGCTGTCGTTGAGCGATATGCATCAGCTAAAGCTGAGCGGGGATTCGCTAGAAGAGAGCCTGTTACAGGTGAAGATAATATTACATATGTTAAGAATGCAATGATAGAAGAAATAAAATACCAGCGAAATGAACGTGGATTTACTATATCTAAGCATTTAGGTGACGGTACTATAGTACAAGCAATTGATATAGGACCTAATTCAGTGGAGCCACAAAGTAGAAAGCCAGCATTTGAAGCAGTTTGTTCCAAGGCTGTGAAAGAAGGTTGGCTACGAAGTTTTCTAGTACCTAAAAAAGATCCCGCTTACCATTTAGAAATATGGCAAGAAGCAAGCGGTAAGCAAACGTTCACCGGGGGATTTGTTAATAATAAATTACCTGAAATAGAATTTACATTAAGAAGTACTACATACAGTAAGCGCAGTACGTGGTTAGCTCCATTGTCAAGGGATAGTTTGATCACAAATGATGCTGGTGGTAAGTCTATAATAGGTTCTATAGTTGATTCATTAATATAAACTATATAATATAAAGTTGGTAAATCATGGATTTTAAATCATATCAAGAAAAAAAGAGTGAATTCGATAATAACGCATTGATATATATAGCAAAGCGTGTTTTTGAAGATTACGATGAAACTGATGCATGTCATTTAGATATTATAGATGGCACCGGTAATATAAATAATAATCCTAATCCTAAAGACAAATGGGCTTATACAGGATTGGATAATTTTATAACATTTATAAAGCAATCAATTGGATCTGACCAACTTAGGTCATTTTTTCGTAATTATGCTTTTGTTAAGGATTTAGATCCGTTATTTGTGATAAGTAAGGGAAATAAAGTTGATTTTGAAGAAATACGGGAAACATTAGGTAATATAGTAACAAAGGTCCAAGATAAGTCTTATCTACCTGATTATTTATATCATGATGATGAATCAATACATGATATACCTGAACATCTAAATTTTAATGACTTGGCCTGCAATGCATTGACAATAGCAACTTTTCTGTTATATGCCCTCAGAAAAGACTCAGTGCCTACTTCAATTGACTTTGATTATAACATTAAACGTTCGGTTGAATTAACATTTAATATGAGACCTATTGGTGAATATGATGAATGTCTTCGCTATTGCATAGAAAATAAGTTAATAGAAAGTGATAAAGTCAGTAGTGAAGGTATACGATTAATAGTAGAGATTGCTCAAGAATTAGAAGGAAGTGATCTATTAAGTACTGATAAACATCGCATTGAAAACCAGACGGCTAATTGGAAAAAACTAGGTAAAATGTATCTATGAGTAAAACGATAGGCGATTTTAATTATAATGGAATTCCAATGTTCAATGTTGGATTTTCTGATTTTTATACATTTATTGAATCCATCAATAGTGGTAAGCGTCTATTAAGTAAAAATATCCAACGGGATGATTTAAGAGAGTACTTTAAAGGGTCACGTAATAACAATTTCGGTGTATGTTATGAGGGTGTCATGATAGACATGAGAAATAACAAGAAAAAATGATATTTTATTAACTTTTATAAACTATTATAAATTATCAACTCAAGGTATTTACAATGGAAAAATTTATTTTAGTATCTATTAATGAGGGTCAGGTATTGCGTGAATCAATTGATTTGGTTCAATTAATCGATCTTAGTTTCGAATATGGCAAATCAGCTTCATTACAGGAATGTGTTAATGTATTAACAGAAAATGGTCATAGAATTATTGTTAATTCAGGGACTCCTTTTTTATATGAATCTGCATTACACGAAGCATCATTAAAAGATCTTTGGTCAAAGGCTAAGTCTAAACTCGGAATAGGTGAAGACGAGTTTGAACAATGGTATGAAGACGAGAAAGCAAAACGTCAAGAAGCCGGTACTTGGAAACCATCAGGGGCTTCTAAATATAGTGGTGGATTTAAACCTGCTGCTCCTAAATCTGTGTTTGATGTTGGTGTAAAAGGCTCTAGTCCTCAGCCATATAGTAGACGTGACAGACGAGCCGGAGAATTATCGGATAAACCGACTACTAGTAGATTATCGGACGATGAACTAAAGCAATATAAAGCAAAAACCGCTAATATGCTTAAAGGTGCTAGATCTATTCTAGGTAAACTGATTGTTAATGATAAAGATGCATTTGACAACTTCTTTTCGGAATTACAGAATATGAAAGCTAAGTTAGAACGTCAATATGCGAGTTTAACTGAAGCGGAATCTGACTATTAATCAGACACGATATAACTTTTTATAGAGCGGGTTAATCCCGCTCTTTTTTTATATAAACTAATGTTATTATAGTTGTGAGGATATAATGACTATTAAAAGAATTTTAACACTTGATGGTGGGGGTATACGAGGTATAATACCAGCGGTCATCTGTAATAGAATTGAACAAATTACAGGTAAACAAATTTTTGAAATATTTGATTTAATTTCAGGTACATCAACGGGTAGTGTCTTAGGTGCTGGATTGGCACTTGGTATACCAGCTGAGTATATTGTCAAAATGTATATTGAGCACGGTGGATCTATATTTAATCCACGTACTAAATGGTTTAGACCATGGGAATATTTAACAAAGCCTAAATATAACAAAGAGCCATTTTTGAACGCTGTTAATAATATTTATGGTAAGGATACCTTATTATCAGATACTAATACTAAATTTATGTGCACCGCATATAATGTATTGACGGAAAGAAATGAATTTTTTACTTCATGGCAAGATAGATATAGAAATGAATTAATTGTCGATATTGTTGAGCGATCAATGTCAGCTCCGTATTTATTTGGTAAATATGTAGACAAAGAAAAAAAGAAGATTTATTCTGATGGCTCGGTTGGCATTTTTAATAATACACCGGTGGTGGCTGCAATCGAATCATCCAAGCTTGGCTGGGATGATGACTATAAGTATATATTAAATATTGGTTGCGGGATAGCCAAAAAGGGTGTATCTTATGATACTGCAAAGAATTGGAATAACATTGACGAAATTTTAATGTATTTTGGTAGACAAGATCATCAAGCAAATGATTTAAAAAAGGCAATTTTAAATTCGTCTATTGTTAATAATGTGAGTTTAAATGTAATAAATCCAATAATAGGTAAAGATGAAACTGATATCGATAATGTGGATTTAATTGATGAATACTATGAATATGCGATCAGTTGCTATGATGAGGTAGAAAAACTACATTTTTTAAAAGATTTACCTAAATAATATTATATAAATTATTTTTTAGGTATAAACTACTATTAATAACACTATCGGAACGAATTAATGCTAGTAGAAAGAAAAGAACAAAAAGAAACCCTAGCGACTAGAATATTATCTAGGGCACGGGATTATGGACTTGCTAATCCAAAGGGTCCAACCTTTGATAGAATATTTAACCGAACTGCTACCGATAGAGACCTTGAAGTTTCTAAGAATATAGTAGGCCAAGGTAAGAAACAGCTATCATATCCAAATGGGTTATCACCTGATGGATATAGTTCATTTGCGCCTACCCTCGGTGTTAATGTATCAAATATTGACCCAAATAAAGCATTTGAAGTTACTGCTGAGAATCAGGTTCATTTATATTGGAAGAAAAATAGAGAACGGATATTAAAATATTATAGAGTGGCAGGTCGATCGGAAGTGGGAGAAGCACTCGATCAAATATGCGATGAGTGTATTTATAAGGACGATTTAGATGAAATATGTTCACTTAGAATTGACCCTGATGCCGAAATAGGTGAAGCTGTTCGCATTCGTCTACATAAGATATTCAGACGTGAAGTTTTAAAAAGAATAATGAATTTTGAGAGAGAGGGTTGGTATATAATGCGAAACCTTCTGATTGAAGGTCGTATTTTCTTGGAAGTTGTGTATAGTGAACATACTAATGAAATAGAAGGTGTTAATTTATTACCATCACAAAATATGATATTGGTTGTTCAAGATGGTCTGATTATTGGTTATAGACAGATGCTTGAAGGTTCGTATGTATCCGCAAGTGAAAATGGTGGCAAAAATTACATTGATTTTTCTCCCAATCAAATTCTTTATGCTGACTTAAATATGTTTGGTCCGGGTGGTATTAATGATCCTAGATCACCATTAGAATCAGCTGTTAAGCCTTTTAATCAGTTGAATGCAATTGAAGACTCTATAACAATGTACAGAATTCAATGGGGGTCCGAAAAACTTGTATTTAAGATTGATACTGGTATGATGCCTAAGCCTAAAGCTGAAAAGCATATGAAGGATCAGGCTAAACAATTATCTAGACGTGTTGACTATAATACAGCATCGGGTGAAATAACTAACTACGGTAGAGTTATTGGATTAGGTGAGCACTTCTTTATATCTACTAGTAATCAAACTACCGGTTCATCGATTGAACGTTTAAGTGGTGGTGAAAATATAGGTAATATAGAAGACCTTAAATATTTTAAACGTAATCTTGTGAATGCGATGAAAGTTCCACCGGGACGTGTCACTGCGTTGGCTGGGGATGGTGAAAATTATAATAATGGTAAATTGGGTGAAGTGACGCAAGCTGAAGTAGCTTTTGCTCGTATGGTACAAAGATATCAGATGCCATTGGATATAATAATGAGTCGTTTATTTGTTATGGTATTAAATACCAAAAATGATATAGCGGACGATATAAAACTAGAAGAAAATTTTGCTATTAAGTTTAATAAAGCTAATGCATTCCAGAATTATATTGATGCTGATACGTTAAAGACTAATATTGATATATTTGATAATTTGATGAAACATGTAAGAAGTGAAGAAAATCCTGCTGGTACTTTGTCTAAAAATTATGCTCTGAAAAAAGGCCTTAAATTAACAGATGCTGAAGTAGTTCAGATATCTAATGAAATGAGGGAAGAAGAGCGTAGAGCAGAAGAAGCTGAAGCGGAATAAGTAAATTTTTTATAGGTTCTTTTATAAACTTAGTGTATGAATAATAATAAAAAGAAAATAAAATCATTAATCAGTAATCTTTTAGCTGGTAATACTCAAAATATAGACAACTTAACACGAGAGTTGTCTGAGAGTATTCTTATTGATAAAGAAGATGATTTAATGAAAATATTGACTGAAAGTTTTAAGGGAGAAACAAATGTCTAATCAAATATTGAAAGAGCCTGAATCCGATAATACTAGTATTCTTTACGAAGACTCCTTTGATGTCACAGGGAAAAAAGTAAAAAGGTTAAAGGTATTTGGTACTGCCATTGTATGCGATATTCCAGGTATTAATGGTAGATCATATCCTAAAAGTATTTTGGGTCCTGAAGTTGATCGCTTTAATGAAAAGTTTGTTAAAAGAGGAAGAGCAGCTGCTCAATTAAATCACCCTAGATTAACATCCGAAGGTGAAGGCAAGGATTTTTCCGTATTTGAGATGAACTTAATGCTTACCTGTGCATTGGTGGAAGAATTATACTTTAAGGGAAATGAATTATACTGTAAGATGGCTGTTGTTGAAGACCACCCAGCAGGTAAGGCATTAGCTGCCTTAATTAGAGCTGGTTACGTTCCGGGATATTCTCTACGTGGTGCTGGTTCTGTAGTGGATACAGGACGTGGATTCTATGAAGTTGGTGATGATTATCGTTTAATAACAATCGATATTGTGGGTAATCCATCATTTGATGACAAAGCATTATTATCTTCTGTATATGAGTCTGTAAATTCACCTAATAAAGTACAATTATTAACAGAATCAGTTGAAATGACTGCAAAAGAGCTAATTTATAATCAGAATGTAAAAACTGGATTTAAACAATATGATAGAGTTGCGCTAGAAAGCTGCCTGAAATCATATTCTAACCTTGGTGACTTATAAGGGGTATAAAATGGAATTGGTGTTATCCGATATTTTATCTAAAGAACAAATTAAATCAATGGATTCAACTATGTTGGAATCCATTCAACATGCAGTCAATACTGCATTAAGTGAAAAGCAGTTAGAGATCGAAAAGGACAATGCTGATAAATTTGATAGTTTAGTTGAAAATTTAACGCAAAAATTTGATGATCAAGTAAATAATGTTATCATTGAAAATGTTAATGGTAGACTAGGTGATACTATTAATACCAAATTTTATACTATTATCAAGGATATGGTAAATCTTTTAGAAAACTCTGGAATTATAACTACTGAAAAAACTAAAGAATTAAACGCTAAACTAACAATGGCTGATGAAAAAGTTGAAAGTGCTATACGAGAAAGAGATCTAATTAAAGACCAGTTGGATGATGCTACTAAAAATGCGTATATACTTACCAAGTTGAAGGGCATGAAGCCTGAAATAGTAGATGCTGCATTAGAATACTTCAATAAACGAGATATAAGAGAAATCGATGACGATGCAATTCAGGCATTTTTGGATGGTGACTTGTCAAATATACTTACTGATGTAGATGACAATGAATTTCAAGGCGATTTAGATATATCAGACGTTGAGGTTGCATTAGATGATATAAAAAAGCGTAGAAGTGAAAACACTAACCCAAACTTTGAGAGTTTGGGTAAGGGGCTACGTCCATCTAAAGCAGTGGGTGGCAAAGGAAAGAGTCCTGATATAAGCGCACAGGCATTAGAAGAGTCTGCTGCTAGGGCATTAACCGAGGGCCCGGTGGAAGATGATACTCAAGATGCATTATCTAAAATTGATGAATTTATGGATCTGGGCTATAAATTCAAATAATTTGCATAAAAACGCAGAAAAATTATATTACATAACAATATAAGAGGATTTCGATCCTCTTTTTTTGTTTCAATGCAGTTTTTTAAAAAAACTAAATACCTATATATTTGTGCTATAAACTTGATATGAAGACTGACAATTAGTCATCTAGCTTGCAAATGAGGTAACTAGAATTATGAAACAATCACAAAAGAAAAGCTTGATCCAGAAATGGGCACCTGTTCTTGAGTCTGACATTGGTACTCCTATTAAGAGTCAATCCGAGGCTTCTGTCCTTGCAACTCTTTTAGAAAACCAAGTTAAACTTAACAAAGGTTTCCTTCCTGAATCAGCTAACGTAACTGGTGACGTAGAAGTTTACCAACAGTATGCATTACCATTGATCCGTAGACAGTTCCCTGAACTTCTAGCAATGAACACTGTAGCTGTTATTCCTACTACTACACCACAAGGTATATACTTCGCACTTCGCTATCTTTATGATGGTACATCCAAATCTGGATCTTTCCGTAACGGTCAGAAGAAAGAAATTGGATTTGACCTTGAAAAAGACCACGCTGGTCAACAGGATAACTTCGGTACTCCTGCAGACGGTGGACCTTTCTCAACTAACGAAGGTGAATTCCTTTCTAACTATATGGAAAATGGTCAAGCGTTGAACACTTTTGATCCACGTGATGGAACAACTGCTGCTGCTAACAACATCAAGACTGCTTCTATTAAAGTTATTAAGGGTTCAGTAATCGTTGGTACTCGTGCGATCAAATCACACTATACTTTAGAACTTCAGCAAGATTTGGCTGCTGTTCATGGTCAGGACATCGAAGCACTTCTTCTTGAAGCACTTCAGTTCGAAATCCAACAGGAAATTGACCGTGAAATCCTAGCTGCTATGAAATATGCTGCTGAAGCAACTGCTCTTGGTGGTGAAGTTATCGCTGACGTTGACCTTTCTAGCACTTCCGCTCCTATTGACGGACGTTGGGCTGCTGAAAGAATCGCTGGTGGTATCGTTAACACTATCTTAGCAGTAGCTCAGAAGATTGCTGTAACATCTCGTATGGGATCTGGTAACTTTGTTATCGCTTCTCCTGATGTAGTAGCTTCTATCTCTACTCTTAATAATGGCATTTATGTACCTACCTACATGAACAGCAACATGAACACTCAGCCTGGTGGCGGTGTTGCAGAAGCTGGTACATTGTTAGGTGGTGGTATCAAGGTATACCGTGACATTTACGCTGAAGAGTCTTATGCCTTAGTTGGTTATAAGGGTGCTCGTCAGGGTGAGTCTGGTATCATCTTCATGCCTTACATTCCTTACATCTTTACCAAGACTGCTGGTCAGGAAGATGGTAGCCCAAGACTAATCGTTAAGTCTCGTTATGCTATTGTAGCTAACTTGCTTGGCGC